TGAAAAGAAGTGCGAAGTTGTCGTTGGAAAGTCTGACGATGATGATGACGACGATGACGAGGGGTTTTCGGTACCAACAATGATTAAAATTGTTGGGGGGTGTTTATTATTTTTACATTTCGGACGATGGTTGTAGATCGACCGATTTGATTGTCGTAGACCAATTTGATCTACCAATTTGATTATTTTATTTTTATCAAAATAAAATACAAATTAACAATTTTGTTAAGAAATTTATAGTACAGGGAAACCAAGAGCACCGCCAGAAATTCTGATGATGTTGTTGTTAACAGCTGTGCATACAAATTGGAAAGAGAATTTCTGCGTATTTCTATTAGAATCAATCAAGGCGTGACCACCCGTAACTTGGGATAGTGCGGTACTACTAGTACCCACATTCAACAATAGAAGTTCTTCAATACTGAATGAGAGGGCCTGTCCATCCGCCTTTGTGTATTTGAGACCACCCGCGCATTGGGCCGCAGCGTCAGCCAACACAGCCGCTTTATTACCACCTGGGGGCGCCGACGACCTCACCTGGTTGCCTTGAGAACCGGCAGCAAAGTTCTGTGGTAGAGTATTACCATTGGTATCATAAAGTACCTGTAGAGATTGATTGCTGACGCATGCGTCACGACCCCAATCAGATGCTGGTGTCGCATTAATAGCCACATTCGTAAGTTTGCCAAAGTTTGTAGAACCAAGGGGATCGAGGCAAATGAAATCAAGCGAATAACTGTACATATGGTAACCCTTTGCACAGAACACTGGACTCGTCTTGTCATCAGGGATGGCAGGAGCATGATAGAATGGCTGGACTTGAGAATAATAATCAGAAGCCATCAAACCAAGACGCTGGGTGTTTTCATACACCAAATTAGCATTCATGATCGGATCTTGAGCATTGCAGCAACCGACAACATTAGAATTGACAGTGACCACATCACACACGGCATGAATATTGGAATCAGCGAGGACAGCTGACCCCGCAGCCTGTAGAGATGAACCCTGGGCATTTGTCACGAGATCGCCAGCCAGGTCCTTGCATGTATTAGGACCATTTGTCAAACCGAGAGCGTATAGCAACTGATCGCCGCCGCGACCGCCATAGCCCTGACCGGCAAGACTTTGGATTGATAGACAACCTCCACAGTTTTCTTTGGATAGGCAAGGAATACCTGTGGAATAATTAGAATGCACAGTCTTGAATGTAGTGTTCTTGGCACCGAAGAACAACACCTTGATCGCGTGAGAGAATCTGATATCATAGTTCTGTGACTGAACAACAGCACCAGATGACGAGACAGGGAAAGGTGTCTGACCACCGAAACGTTGAGATGGTGTAGACTGAACTTGTTCAATCAAGATGTCACGGGGTGCACAGGCCATGCGCTTACGTTCTTCATTAGACACGATAGCATAGTTAGCCCACACTTGAACCGCGTTGGAACCTAAACTGGGCTGTTTCACAAGAGTCTGTGTGAATAGGCCAGTATCCTGACCACCCATCATCAAGCACTTTGCGCAAACCTCCGCGTCATAGTTCATGTGAGCATATTGGTCATTAAATAGACCGAGAGCGTTTGTATTACCAGCGTTGACATTGTTACCACCGAGATTTACTGATGTGTCCCCCGGGATGACGACATCAACGGCGGCTGTTACGGTGACCTCAGTGGACAGTTTTCCATCTGGTGATGTAAATGTATAGACGCCGGCGGCGGCAGTAAAGTCAACGACTGTAATGCATTGTACAATAACTTGTACACCCACCATGCTGTTAGCTCCAGCAGGGACCACTGGAGTAACAGATACAACTTTACCCGCAGCTAGCGTGCCACTCTGGACAACCGTACTATTGAGAAGTACGGTTGAATCGGCACCCGTTGGGTTGGTGGCAGTAATGAATGTTATAGTTTGTTGCGTTCCACCAGCTGTTGCGGCACCACCAGCATCAACTTCAAAACCATTGATGGCTCCACCTATAGACAACTGGTCAGCAGCCGCAGAGACGACTGGGCAATTGCGTTTGCAGAAATAGGGAGCAGCGTAGTTTGTGCGAGATACCTTTTCTTGTTGTTTGATTTGTGTAAAGCCAGGTTCCGAAAAACCATCAACAGGGGCGAGTACGCTAAATACTCCGGAGGGGACGGCAGCACCATTGAGGTTAAACTGTCCACCGCCTCCAGATGTTGAAAACGCTGGGAGCCCCTCCGCCGTAGCTCCCGAATCTAGTCTTACAATAATCGTTTCGGCGACTGCTGGTATTGTTCCAGGGTTGGTTATACCTGTACCGCCTCCAATTGTACCAGATGCTCCTTGTGCGCCTACACCCGGTTGTGTCAGTTTTGCACCTAGTACCCACGCCCGTCCCGGCGGAGCAGTCGGAGCAGTCGGCCCGACCACCGTCAATATTTGTGTTTTTGCTTGTCCAAAACTGGTCAATCCTTGACTGACTTGTGTTTGAGGATGTTCGATAGCCATTGCTGGGCCATAGTAGTCACCGTTGGGACAGTTGCCTGTCTCGCGGAAGGTCATAAGCATTTCTTGCCATTGCCGGAACACGAAATTGATTCGCATTTCATTGTAAGGAAGAGCAGCAGTAGGTAACGCGACACCCGAATCACGAGTGTAGAAGAAAGGAAGAGGCAGATTTAACGCATATGAAGGAATATAATTACCATGAGTGGGAAGATTCGCACCAATCATCTTTTTATAACCTTCAGATTTAGAGGCAGGGGTGGTGAAAGCAGCCCAGAAATCAAGATGAGTGCCATCGAAACGAGCGGCGACCAAATCATTGAAAGTGATACAGCATTCTTTGACGAGAGCGTGCATGAAATTGGGTGTCCATGCAATACAAACAGAGTTTGACGCATCGCATTTTAGAGAAACTTCGGGAGTAACCACGTGGAGCCAGGTACCAAGTAGATAATCACCAGCACGACTAATCGAACAAGACCATTCAGCACCAAACTCGGGAGTACCATTGCAGCGGGCAAGAGTCACGGGGCATTGAGTGAACCAAGTAGATTTACGAGTTTCGCGGACGAAATAGGCGGTGGCGTCAGGGCCACCATACATGTACTTTTCAAGTTCATCATATGTGGCGAGATCAATAAACCCAGACGTTAGGTTTGCTACGCACGTATTTGTACCGAAACCATTTTGTGAAGATAGGTTAGACATTTGTGAGATTGTTTATTTTAAGTGTGCAAGATTTTTTTAAGTTTTTATAAAAAACGGGGTTTTTGTTGAGTTTGATAAATTTCGGCATCGAGTGGGCTTGTTGATGAAGATGATCAATATATTCGTTAGAATAGAATTTAAAAACTATTTCATTATATTATTTTAAAGAGCTTGTGGGATTTTTCAATAATGAGTGACCTCGATATATTACAAATCCATCAATCTATATTGGAAAAGTTTAAAGATGAAGAAAACGCGATCGAACAATATGAAACAAAGCTTCTAGACATTGTTAAATCTATCAAATTGCCAAATTTACGACACAGGACATTAAAGTCGTTGGAAGACAATAAGACAAAATTAGAAGGAAAGATCAAAAATATTCGAGAAAAGACCACATACAATTTTTATATAATGGAAACTACAGAACTTCTCGAAAATTATACAAAATTACTTCATTCTCCCATAAAAGTAAATTTCATGGGCAAGCAAAAAACCGTCGACGTAAATAAAGATGAAATAATTACAAAATATTGCTCAATTGCAAAAAATTACACCGAAGCCGAGATACATTTTTATAAACAAATAGATAACAAAATTATATGTCTCAATGAACTTTGCAAAAAAACAATGCCCATCGATATTATAGATAATAATTACGTATGCATCGGCTGCGGTACAATGCTCGGTATGGTCTCTAGTTTTTCAAGCTACAAAGATGTCGAACGAGTAAACATGTCAAGTAAATACACATATGATAGGAAAATTCATTTCAGAGACTGTATCAATCAGTTTCAGGGAAAACAAAATGCAACTATTGATCAGACAGTGTATGACAAGTTGATGGAACAGTTTGAGTTGCATGGTTTACTACATACGGGTAAAGATATGCATCAAAGATGTGCTGATATAACAAGAGAGCATATTTATTTATTTTTAAAGGACACGGGCTTTTCAAAACATTATGAAGATCTCGTTCTGATTCATTATATAATGACAGGTAAAAGACCTGATGACATATCGGCGTTTGAGGCAGATCTTTTAGATGATTTTGATGTTTTGACGAATGCATATGATCAAAAGTATAGGAAAAATCAAACAATAAAAAGAAAAAATTTTATAAATACTCAATACGTGTTGTTTCAATTATTGCGAAGGCATAAATATC